AAGGTAGGCAAGACCTTCTGGCTAATGGATGCAGGCTGGCGAGCAGCTCTGCAGCGGCGCAAGGTCGCCTGGTTTGCGGCCGGGGACATGACTGAGCGCCAAATGATGCAGCGTTTTGCCATTCGGGCAGCTATGCACCCACTGCGGTCGAAGGACTGGCCTTGTGAGATTGGTTATCCATTGGCGGTGCGTCGGAACCCACAGGAGCCGGCTCGCTTGCAGGTGCGGAAGGAGATGCGGCGCTTTGAACGGCCTTTGGTCTGGGGAGAGGCTTGGCGGGCGATGCAGGAGATTTTGCAGTACCGAATCCGTGGGAAGATCCCATACCTGCGGCTGCTCACTTATCCAAACTCTTCCCTATCGGTCAAAGGGATCGAAGCTCACTTAGAGCGGTGGGCCAAGGAGGGGTGGGTACCGGACGTGGTGATCACGGATTATGCGGACATCTTGGATGAAGAGTCTGGCATGCCCAAGGGCTATGACCGCCGGCACAAGATTGATGCCTCTTGGCGTTTGCAGCGGGCGCTGAGTGAGAAGTATCATTGCCTGTACTTGACGGCCACGCAGTCGGACACCGACAGCTATACCAGAGAGATCCTCGGTCGGTCCAACTTCTCTGAGTCCAAAACTAAGCTGGCGCATGTGACGGGCATGGTTGGGATAAATCAGATCGCCTCCGAGAAAGAAAAAGAGCTCTATCGACTCAATTGGGTGGAGCTTCGGGAGGGTGCGTTCAGCGAGCGTTATACCGTTGGCGTGGCCGCAGCTTTGGGATTTTCGAACCCGGCGGTAAAGTCTTGCGAGTAGCTTGATTGCATTTTTTCGTTGACGATGATACGCTACCCAACATTCTTGTGGTTGCTTGCAGACGTTTCAACAGTGGATCGTCAGTTTGAGGGAATGGCTCGACAGCACGGAAATTGATGCCGCGCTGGAGGCGGATCTCTTGCCGCAGCTTTTCTACTTGTACGATGTCGGCGTTACTGCGCAGGATGCGGCAGCGTGGATTGCCAATGCCATTACTCGGAGTCACCTTTGCTGACGTAGGTCAGAGTAACCAGATCCAACACACAACCACACAAACAGGAGAAACTGATATGCAGATCACACGAACACAGGCCGTGGCCATTTTCACAGCCATCGGCTTTCAAACGGCGGACCGATGGGACATCGCCCGCTTCAACACGAAGCTGGCCAAGATCGGTGACAACGTTACCGATGAGCGCTTGGCCGCTATCGCCGACAAGGGTGTGCGCGAGTTGGCCACCAATGTCGTCAAGACCGCCCGGAAGGATCAGGTCGAATGCGTCGAAGATCCCCCGGTGGCCGCTCCGAAGGGCAAGGGGAAGAAGGCCTCCCCCACTCCGGCTCCGGCTGCTGCGCCCGCCGGGAAGGGCAAGGGCAAGGCCGCGCCGAAGGCCGAGGACAAGTTCGACAAGTTCCACAACCGGCTGAACTCGGGTGGCCACAAGGTCAACGAGGTGCTGTGGAACGCGAAGAAAGTCCTGACGGTCGAGGAGATCGCCAAGGCTTCGGGCCTGTCCGCAGCTCGCGTCCGGTCCCACGTCCGCTGGCTGGTGGACGTGCGCAAGCTGGCCACCGAGTCCGACAAGGGCTTCAAGGTCAAGTAACCGCGCAGCGGCCCCCAACAGATAATAGGGCGTATTAGACTTTGGTCTGGTACGCCCTTTCCTTTTACCAACATGGATATTACTATGAGCATCACTTGCAGCAAGGTCTTCGGACCATTTCCCTTCGCCCATCGGCAGCATTCTCACGATGGACACTGCGCACTTATCCACGGGCATAACTGGAAGATCGAGATCCAGTTCTCCTGCATGGATTTTGATGACAACGGATTTGTGATTGACTTCGGCAAGTTGGATTGGCTGAAGAAGTGGCTTGAGGAACGCTTTGATCATACCCTCGTGTTGAATCGGACTGATCCCGGTCGGGAATATCTTGAGAGTGTGCTCTGCGGTGCTGCGATGAAGGCGATTGGGCTTAAGCCTCTGGCCAAGATTACCCTTGTTCATAATTGTGGGGCGGAAGGGATAGCTCGGCAGGTCTTAGAGGAGGTTAACGTCCTGTTACGTTCTAGGGATGAGTTAGCCGAGCGCGAGGTGCGGGTTTCGAAGGTGACAGTTTGGGAGGACGAGAAGAACTTCGCGACCATTTCCTGACATGCTACCAATTCATGAGCGTTTCTATAGCTTCCAAGGGGAAGGGGTTCATCTTGGCCGACCAGCCTTTTTCATTCGTACCTTCGGGTGCCCATTGAAGTGCCCTTGGTGTGATGCAGCTGGGACTTGGCACCCGAAGTATATTCCGGACAAGATTGAAAGGATCTCGGAGGAGCAGCTCGTGAAAGAGGCCGGAGAGACCTGCTGCGATTTTATCGTCATCACCGGTGGGGAGCCGATTGTCCACGATCTTCACCTGCTGGTTGATCTGATGCACGCGTCCAATCAGAGTGTGCATTTGGAGACCTCCGGCTATCGAATGTTCCCAGACATCTTTGATTGGGTCACCCTTTCTCCCAAGCGGCAGAACATTCCTCCTCCTCAATCCATTGCCTTGGCCGATGAGCTGAAGCTGATCATCGAGCAGCCTTCGGACGTTGAATGGTGGCTTGATACGTTGCGCGATCAGCTTGGGGGAAACTTGGATCCTAATGTACCAATTTGGCTGCATCCAGAATGGTCGCGTCGGAATGACAAAGCTCTGCTCGATGGAATGGTACGTTGGGCTTTGTCTGGCTCTGCTATTCTGCGCGTAGGTTGGCAGCTTCACAAACTCTACGCCGCCGACTTCCTAGATAATAGGACTAAGCCGCCGGTCCCACTCGGTGGTGACCTGAAGAAAGGATATTGAGATGAAGAGAGCCGATGAAGAAACGATCCGGGAGATTTTGCGCTTCGTCGGGGAGGACCCAATGCGGGAAGGTCTGCTCAAGACACCGGCTCGGGTGCTAAGAGCTTGGAAGGAGTGGACGGTCGGTTATCATCAGGACGTGGGCAAGCTGCTGACGTGCTTCAAGGAAGGGGGGGAGAAATATAATGAAATGGTTCTCCTGCGAGACCTTCCCTTCTACAGTCTCTGCGAGCATCACTTAGCTCCTTTCTTTGGAACAGCGGTCATTGGTTATATTCCTGACAAGCGCGTGGTTGGGGTGAGCAAACTCTCTCGGGTCTTGGAGGTATATGCGCGGCGCCTGCAGATCCAGGAGAGGCTTACTCAGCAGGTGGCTGACGCACTAATGGAGCATCTACATCCAATTGGGGTGGGTGTTTCGCTCACGGCTCGACACCTGTGCATGGAGAGCAGGGGTATATGCAAGCAGGGCCAGCAGATGACGACACAAGTCCTTCGGGGATCTTTTCTTGAACCAGAAGTCCGGGCCGAATTCATATCCTTTGTCCATCGATCTCTATGAGCACGCAACTCCACATCCGCACCTCGTTCCAAGCGCAGCATCGCTGGAAGGACGCCCCAAAGGAGGTGGCCTTCCTTCGCCAGTTCCATCGGCATATCTTTCCGGTCATGGTGACCCTTAACGTCGGCCACAATGATCGGAAGATTGAGTTTTTCATGTTCAAGAAGAAGCTCGATCAATATATTCGGGCGACCTATGAGGATCGCTGCTTTGATCTGAGCTGCGAACAGATCGCGGAAGATCTGCTAGTTCACTTCCGAGCGAAGGTGGTGACAGTGGGGGAGGATGGGGAGAATGCGGCGTCCGTCACCGCTTCGAATCGGGCATTGATGTTGAGGCCCCGCTGCTTCCTTGGTACTGAACTTGAGGGTCCTTTCAAGGGAGCCCGAACCCTTTTCATTCCGGGTGGGGTGAGCGTACCGGAAGCCTTGTCCGCATTGCGCAAGGTCGAGCAGCTGGCCGGGCGATCCTTTGTCCAACGGATTTACTGCGGGGCTGGTAATCGGCATGGGGTGGGCCTCTACTTTCTGGACCAGATTCTTAAGGAGGCCAAGCGATGTAGGCTGCAGGTAGATATTGAGCTTGATAGCCCGCTGCTGGCCAGGAACACTTGTGAGTTCCTGTCGATGCTCCCGCACCAGAAACAGATCGGTGCAGTGGTTGTGGTCGGTCCGTTTTATGAGGTGTCGGATTACTTTAAGAAAATCATCATTGGACGGAGCTTCTACAAACAGCATCTCTACCAGAAGCAGATCCTCAAAGACAATATCGTGTGGCACAAGGTCTTTAGTTCAGAGCTGTGGAGCACCTGGCTATATCATCCCGGCTTTGATCAGGACGTGGAGATCAAATTATGAAATTAATTCGGAGGCTTTTTTATCTAGGGTTGGAACCATTAGCTGCCCGTTATACCAAGCAGCTCTGCGAGGATTGGTTTCCGGCTGCGGTTAGGGAGGCTTCGCCGAGGACGAATCTCACCACGATCAGCGGGGAAACGACTGATGAGCAGATCCAAGTCGGGGGGGTGTTGGATGCAACTGGTCGGGGGATCTATGCTTGCACGCAGGTCGCCTTGCTGCTGAAGCTCATTCGGAATGGGTCAGTTAGCAACGAGGATGCCATCTTCCTGCAGGACTTTTGGACGCCGGGATTTGAAGCGGTCCCCTATGCGCTGCACCTGTGTGGGCTCAAACCCAAGATTTATTCCATGCTCCATGCGCAGAGCGTGGATGAATATGACTTCACTTGGCCGATGCGGGAATGGATGCGACCAATGGAGCTAGGACTGACTCGATTCCATTCGGCCATCTTCGTTGCCAGCACCATCCATCGGGATCAATTGCGTGCTGCCGGGGTGCAATGTCCTATCCATGTTGTCGGTCTGCCGATTCACGCGCGGTTGGTGGCTTGTCAGATGTCCGTTCCGATTGGACGTAGGAAGAACGTGATCTTTTGCTCCCGACTTGATTGGGAGAAGAATCCGGGCTTCATGCTTCAAGTGGCCGAACGTTTCTTAACCGGTCATCCTAATTGGACTTGGACGGTCACTACCAGTAGCAAGAACTTTCGGTCGAATGATCATCTTTTGCTGTCTGATATTCTTTCCTACGCTCGGAATGAGCCTCGTTTCATCCTCAAGGCAGGTCTGACCAAACAGCAATACTATGATGAGCTTTGCAATTCTTCTATTCAGTTTAACTCCTCGTTGCAGGACTATGTCTCCTGGACGCTGCTTGAAGCAGTGATTGCAGGATGTGAATTGGCCTATCCGGACTTCCGCAGTTTTCCCGAAATCCTCCCTGCTTCACGCTTGTATCGAGCTTTCAATGTCGAGGACGCTTGCCTGCTGTTGAATCGGTTGACTGAAGAGCATCCCTTGGTTGATCTCGAATGGATTGCCAGAAGGTGTGATCTTGGTCGTATCATCGAAGCAGAGATCATCACCGGGGTGAAAGCTGATAATAGGGAGGTCAACATTTGGCATGGCTGTATATGACCGGCCTATTCAATAAGCGCAGAGCCTTGCGTCCTGGTTCCTATGTTCCTGAAGAGCAGGAGCAGCGGGACAGCCTGGATGATGAGTCTCGCCTGCCACCGGATGGTCAGCTTAACCAATACCTATTTGAACACGCTGAGACAGAGCTCAATCAGGTGTTCTTTGATTCCGGGGCGCATGGTCTCTACAATCGGCACGTCCACGTGGTCGGTGGGGTGCATGGGCGTGATCTGACTCCTCGGCAGAAAGAGCTGAAGTATGCCTACTATTCCTCGAAGGAGTTCTACGCCTATTGTGATGCCTATGCTGCCTTCCTCAAGGACCCACGCTGTCAGGGAGCAATCCAATTCTATGCGACCGTGGATGTCATTTTCAATCCCGAGCTATCTTGGAAGGTGCTGAAGTACCTCGAGGATGAGCATGGGCTGCATCCAGTTCCAGTCATTCATTATGGTACACCCCTCAAGTGGATTGCCAAGCACCTTGAGGCTAAGTATGATCTGATCGGGTTGGGTGGGCTCGGTCAGGAGGTCAAGAAGGAGGAGTACCTAGCGTGGGGTGATCAGGTCTTTGATCTGATTTGTGATCAGCCCTCGCGCAAGCCGATGGTCAGGACGCATGGGTTTGCCATGACCGCCTGGAGCCTGATGCGCCGCTACCCTTGGTGGTCGGTTGATAGCGCCAGCTGGGTGAAGCTCGCCGGGTATGGGCGCATCTATGTCCCGCACTATCGAGCGGGGCAATTCGTGGTGACCGAGAATCCATACATGCTGATGGTCTCTGATGAGACAAACTTCGAGGACTATTCCGGCGTCCATCTCTATCGCCGGACAGAGAAGGAGCAGCAGATCGTCCGAGATTGGCTTATGGAAATTGGCGTGCCGCTTGGCTATAGGAAGGATGACAAGATAGTAGTTAAGGGCGTTGTCAATGATTGGACCATGCGAGCCAAAGCCAACCTGCTGCTGTTTGAACGCTTTCGGAAGGCGCTGCCAGAATGGCCGTGGCCTTTCAAGTCTCGTCCCAAAATAGCAACCCTTGGACTTGCCTCTTCCTAGGATGCGCATCTTTTATTCAGGTTTGCCTAAGTCCATTGAAGGTTCCCCCGAACTGCTGATTCGGGAGCACAAGCCGGATGTGATGTTTTCATTTTGTGACTTTTTCAAAGGGGACCGCGTGAAAGTAGGGAAGCGGTTCCGCAAGCATCTGCGCAATCTTAAATCCCATGCCAAATCAAATCAATCGTGAATCTCTGCTTGCTCAGCTGCAATCAGTTGAGGCGGGGCTTTCTCCCCGGGAGATTATTGAACAGAGCTCGTGCTTTGTTTTTCAAAAGCAGCGTCTCTTTACCTACAATGATGAAGTGGCCTGTCGCCGGGATTGTGACTTGCATATCGAGGGGGCTGTTCCAGCGTTGCCGCTCGTCGCGATCCTGGGCAAGCTCGTGGAAGAAACCCTCGAATATGAAATCGAAGGCAAGGAATTGGTGCTGATTGGCAAGCATCGCAAATGCGGGATTCGACTGGAGGCAGAAGTGACCCTTCCGTTCAACAAGGTCGAGAAGCCGGGGGACTGGCGACCTTTGTCAGAGGAATTTGTCGAAGCGGTTGGGCTTGTCCAACATCACGCGAGCCAGGATGAGAGTCAGTTCAACATGACTTGCATCCATCTCCACCCTGATCATATTGAATCCTGTAATGACCTGCAGGCCATCCGGGTCAGGATTAAGACCGGTTTGAAAAAGGCTACCTTAGTACGCCGGGACGCGCTGCGCAACATTGTGGCGTTGGGTATGTCGGAGTTCTCGGAGAGTGAGGCATGGCTCCATTTCCGCAATGCGGATGGATTGGTGTTGAGTATGCGTCGGTACATGCTGGAGTACCAAGACCTGTCGAAGGTGCTGGCGGTCAAAGGTTCCCCGATCACCCTACCGAAAGGACTTGGAGAGGTAGTAGAGAAGGCCTCTATCTTCTCGGCGGAGAATAGCGAGGACAATTTGATCAAGGTTGAACTGCGCTCCGGTCGGATGCGAGTTAAGGGCACGGGCGTGTCCGGTTGGTATCAAGAGGTCAAGAAGCTGGTCTATGATGGCCCAGAGATGTCGTTCTATATCGCCCCTGGGTTGCTGGTCGAGATAACGGAGAAGCAGACTGAGGCTGAGGTAGCGGTGGATCGACTTAAGGTTGAGGGGCCGAAATGGACCTTTGTTACCGCGCTGGCCCCGGTTGCTGCCGAACCCGCCCAAAAGGACGAGTGAGATGAAGGGCTTCTTCGCTCGCTCAACTTTGATTCAAAAAGCTCCTCCTCCTCGGCTGCCAGCGTGTGGGGCGTGTGGATTGTATCGTTCTTGCCGCTCACCCAAGATGAAACCCTTTGGGAGGGGTGAGCGGCGCGTGCTTGTGGTAGGGGAGGCACCGGGAGAGACGGAGGATGTAGAAGGGATACAGTTCGTGGGCAAGGTCGGAAGCTATCTTCGGGACATGTTAGATCGGGTAGCAGGGGTTGAACTCCATCAGGACTGTTGGACAACGAACGCTCTGATCTGTCGGCCGCCCGGAAACAAGATCACCAGTGAGATGATGATTGACCATTGCCGCCCGAATCTGGTCGACACGGTAGAGCAGTTAGAGCCGGACGTGATCTTGCTGCTAGGCTTTGCTGCGGTCAAGAGCCTGATTGGTGGAGTATGGAATGACAATCCGGGCCCCATTAGTCGCTGGGCCGGTTGGAGAATTCCTAGTCAGAAACCAAATGCTTGGATTTGTCCAACCTACCACCCGAGCTACATTCTCAAACGGCATGATGAAGTTCTGGAGGCAACCTTCTTACAGCACTTGCATGAAGCCTTTGAATTGCGGGGGCGGCCCTGGGACAAGGTTCCTAATTATGAGCAACAGGTCGAGGTGCTGTTTGATGTAGTTGAAGCAGCCCGGATCCTTCGGGAAATGGCCAGACGTGGGGGGCGGGTCGCCTTTGATTATGAGGCCAACTGCTTGAAGCCTGAGTACCCTGGGGCCCAAATCCTGTGCGCGTCGGCTTGTTGGGAAGGGAAGAAGACCATTGCCTATCCTTGGCAGGGTGAGGCGATTGAGGCTACTAAGGAACTGCTCCATGCTGACAACTGCTACTTCATTGCTTCGATGTTGAAGTTTGAAAATCGTTGGACTAATTGGGCATTTGGTCGTGGCGTGCGACACTGGTTGCATGATACGGTGATTGGGGCTCATGTACTTGATAATCGCCGGCACATTAGCGGGCTCAAATTTCAAGCCTACATCTACCTCGGGATGCCGGCTTATGATGAAGTGATTCGGGAGTTCATGCAGAGTCAGGAAGGGAGCAAGCTAAACCTGCTGAAAGAAGAAGTGGAATTGCGTCAACTGCTGCTATATTGCGGGACAGATACTCTGATGGAGTTCTTGGTAGCAGATAAACAGATAATGCAGTTAGGGAAATCCTAATCATGGAACCAGTTGACCATCCCGGTTATCGTTTGCTGCATGAGGGCCAGATCGCCCTGACCTATGTTGAAGCGGCTGGTATGAGGGTCGATGTGGACTACCTTAATCGGATGAGCAAGCAGTCCAAGGAGGAAATTGCTAAGTTGGAACATCGCCTCTATGAAACTAAGCAATGGACAGCATGGCGACAGCGATATGGGGACCGAGCTAATCTTCAATCGGATGTTCAGCTAGGAGTGGTGCTCTTTGAGGTGCTTAAATACCCGGTGCGGCAAGAGGATCGCACGGAGTCCGGAGAGCGGTTCTCTACTGATGCTACTATCCTCGAACGGATTAAGGACCCATTCATTGAGGATTTGCTGAAGCTGGGTAAATTGCAAAAGGCGCATGGAACATATCTCAAGCAAATCCAACGTGAGCTGGTTGGAGATAGGATTCATCCTCAGTTCAATTTGCATATCCCTGTCACCTATCGTTCCTCTTCCGATACGCCCAATTTCCAAAACATTCCTATTCGGGATCCGGAGGTCTCAAAGCTCATTCGCACTGGATTCATTGCGAGTGATGATTGCGTCCTAGTTGAGAGTGATCTCCGAGGGGCTGAAGTGGTCATGGCGACGTGTTATCATCGAGACCCGACCATGATTACCTACCTGAAGGATCGAACTAAGGACATGCACCGGGACATGGCCGCCCAACTCTATCTGATTCCGGTGGAGTGGGTGGAAGAGCATGGTAAGCTTCATCGATATGGGGCGAAGAACAAATTCGTATTCCCCGAATTCTACAACAGCTTCTTCATGCAGTGTGCCCCAGAGTTGTGGGAGTGGGCCGATCAGGCGAAGCTGCAAGCGCCGGGAGGGATAACCCTGCGCCAGCATCTTGATCGGGAGTTTCCATGGGGATTAGGTGATTGTGATACGAGCAAAGATCCACTTCCTAAAGTGATTGACGGAACTTTCGTGGCGCATATCCAGGAGGTGGAGGATGATTTCTGGCACAGGCGCTTTAAGGTTTATGGCCAATGGAAGTTGGATTGGTATAGGCTGTATTTAGAGAAAGGGTATTTCGAGACGCTTACTGGTTTCCGGATTGCGGGGACAATGGATAGGAACCAGGTGATCAATTATCCAATTCAAGGTTCGGCCTTTCACTGCTTGCTCTGGATATTGATTCGCTTAGTCAAAGAGCTTCGTCGGCGCAAAATGCGGTCACAGGTGGTAGGACAGATTCATGATTCGATTATCGCAGATGTGAGGCAAGATGAGTTGAGCGAGTATCTTCATATTCTGCAGCGAATCGCAGTGGAGGACATTCGTAAGGAATATACCTGGTTGGTTGTCCCGCTGGAGATTGAGAATGAGATCTGCCCCCCAAATGGGTCGTGGTATGATAAGAAGCCATTTGATTTTAAGGGTCAGAGATTTCGCATCAGTCCAGAAGGAGAAGAGGATTCCAGAATCTTTTCCAATCAGTGGGACTTCCTATCCTACTTAGCTGCTGAACATAGGACTAGCCATGACTGAATTCCATCGCCTTTATCGCCCAGCTCTGTTTAAGGACGTGATCGGACAGGAGGAAGCCGTTCGGATGCTGTCCGACTTCCTTAAGCAGAAGCGGATGCCTCACGCGCTGTTGCTGTATGGGCCTTCCGGCTGTGGCAAGACTACCCTTGCTCGCATCATCAAGAGCAAGCTGAATTGTGATGATGGAGACTTTGCCGAATACAATGCAGCGGAGACCAGGGGTATCGATACAATCCGGGAGGTCAAGCAGCGGGCTGGACTTGCCCCTTTGTGGGGAGGGGTCAGGATGTTCTTATTTGATGAAGCCCATAAGCTCAGCAGTGACGCGCAGAATGCCCTGTTGAAGATCCTTGAGGACACACCTCGGCACGTTTACTTCATCCTTGCGACCACTGAGCCAGAGAAGCTCATCCCGACTATTCGAAACCGATGCACAGATGTTAGGGTCAAGGCGCTGTCGGTCGCGTGTCTCGAAGAGTTGGTGGGGCGTGTCTGTGCGTCTGAGGGCAAGCGGTTGGATGAGGAGGTGAGGGACAGGATTGTAGAGTATGCTGATGGGAGCGCCCGTCGGGTTTTGTCAATTCTGCATGCCATCATCAACTTCCCGGACAAGCAGGATCAGCTAGATACCATTGTCAAAGGGGACGTGCGGACGAAGGCAATTGAGTTGGCCCGGTTGTTGATCTTTTCTCAGCCTCAGTGGAAGGAGGTGGCCGCAATGCTGCAAACGCTTGATGAGGATCCAGAGACGCTGCGTCGCATGATCTTGTCCTACACTACGAAGGTCTTACTTCAAGGTGGGAAGGGGGAAGGACGTGCGTTCTTTCTCATTGATGTGTTTAAGGAATCGTTCTTTACCTCCGGGAGGGCAGGGCTGATTGCTGCTTGTTATGCTGTGACCACATCTAAGTGATAATATGTAGGAAGAGACCAATATGGATCCTCGAGGTTTTTTAGCGATTGATGATCTGAAACTGGAGAAGGAATGCCAGATTCAACCCATTCTCTACGCCGAGCAGGCCAGGAGGCTGGCGGACCTGCGGCGTGACTATGATGAGGTTTCCTCGACCTATGATGTAGTAGTGGCAGAGATGGCGCGCAAGATCCGGAAGTCGCCTAAGCTCTATGGTCTTTCTGACAAGCCCTCGGAGTGGTCGGTCAAGGAGGCAGGGCTGGTGCAGAATGAAGTTAAGGATGCGGCGAAGGATGTGCGGGATGCTCGTCACGCCATGGATGTCCAGCAGGCTATGGTGACAGCGTTGGAGCATCGCAAGCGGGCCCTGACGCTGATGGTTGAGCTGCGGACGCAGGATTACTATTCTGAGCCGAGGGTCTCGCCGGGCCAACGTCGGGCGGTGCAAGAGGGGGACAAGGATAGAGTGAGGCGCCTGGGTCAAAGGCGGGCTGATCATAAGGAAGGAGAAGGGGAAGGCGAATGACGGTTCCACAAATAATTGGGCTTGTGGCTGGAGGGCTGATCCTATTGTATGCCGGGACTAAATTGGTCACCTATGCGATCCTTTCAACTAGGAAGCAATTCAATTTAGAACAGCAACTCAGGAAAACCAAACGCACACCAGAAAAGGAAAGAACACCATGAGCAAGGAATATAGCTATTCCGACGCCAGAAAACGGGCGGCGGAGCATGAGCGCGAGTTCGACAGCTTTGCCTTGAAGCTGCCAAAAAACATGCCGCTCTTTCGTGTCAAGAAACCAGGCGTGATACGGCTTGATATCATGCCTTACGTTGCGGCCAAAGGCAATCCGCACGCCGATGAAGGGATGCTTCATTATGAACGCACCTACTTCATTCATGGTCGGGTAGGCCCCGATCAGATTGGCATTGTCTGCCCAAGGGAGACCGCCGATCTGGAGGGGAATAGGCACCCTTGCCCGATCTGCGAAATGCAGCGCACGCTGAAGATGGATCCGCAGGCTGATGACAAGCTGATCAAGAGTCTCTACCCACGCGAGCGCCAAATCTTCCAGATCATCGATGTTGAAAATCCCGACGCTGGCATCCAGCTTTGGGACATGTCCTATCATCTGTTTGGTCGTTTGCTGGACGCTCGAATTCGCGACCAGGATGAGCAGGATGCTTTCCACTTGTTTTACCATCTGAAGAAGGGCTTCACCCTCAAGATTGGATTCGTCGAGGAGTCGGCCAACAAGCGTGTCTGGTACAAGGCTGAGACCATCGATTTCAAGACTCGTGAACCCTACGGCACCAGCATGTTGGAGCAGTGTGTTTGCCTCGATGAATTGATCAAACTCTTACCGACCGCCGAGATTGAAGCGGCGTTGGAGGGAGGAGAGCGATCTGGGAGTGGAGACCAAGATCAACGTCAGCCAGCGCGTGGCCGGGGCCCAGATGGGGATCAACACCCAGCAGGTCGTGGGCGAGGCACCGATGATGAGCGTCCAACCGGCCGGGGGCGTGATGCCGATCAGGAACGGCGTCCAGCAGCCGGTCGAGGTCGAGGGACGGATGAACCACCTGCCGGTCGGGGACGGGGTACTGATGAGGAACGTCCGACCGGTGGTAAGTCGGAGGAGGATTTCTTTAACGATGATGCTCCGGGTGAGGCGCGTCCGCGCGGTGGCCGTGGGGAAGACGCCCCCGGATCTGACCGACGACCTTCTCCTGGATCCGGCCGCCACACGCCGGCATCCGATGGTGAGGACTGGTAACTGGACTTGTACCAGATGCTGGGCTGCTCACTCCATCGGGTCTGAGCAGCCCTTCCTTTTATGGCTAACGATACAGAGAGCATCAAGGAGCAGCTAAGGGCACGCACGGCGCCCTTAACCTTTAAGTCATCTGATCTGCTCAGCACCGGCTCCGCGCTGCTCAATTTGGCTTGCACTGGCCGGGCGTGTGGTGGTTTTCCCAAGGGCAAGTACATCTTCTTCGTTGGGGATAGTGACAGTGGAAAGACGTGGATTTGTCTTACCTGCATGGCTGAGGCGTCACAAAACCCTGACTTCAAGAACTATGTCTTCGTTTATGACAACGTGGAAGATGGTGCGTTGATGAGCATTGAATACTTCTTTGGCAAGGCCCTGGCTGCCCGCCTTCGACCGCCGGCGAAGGATGGGAAGGGCAATCCAATTTACTCCACGACAGTCGAGAGCTTCTATTACCATCTCGATGATTGCTTGGCCAAGGCGCGTCGTACTGGCAAGCCTTTCATCTACGTCCTTGATTCGCAGGACTCTCTGACCAGTCATGCTGCTAATGAGAAGTTTTCCGAGCAGAAGGAGTCATTTGAAAAGGGACGGGAGCAGATTGGCAGTTATGGGGATGGTAAGGCCAAAGTTCATTCCGAGAATATCCGGAGGGTGCTGATCGGCTTGCGTGAGACTGGCTCCATCCTGATCGTTATTGGGCAGACGCGTGACAACCTTGGCTTTGGGATGGAGACCAAGACCCGCAGTGGTGGTCGGGCCCTCAAGTTCTACGCCGCCGTGGAGATCTGGAGTTCGATCAAGGAGAAGATTCGGAGGCGGGTCAAAGGGAAGGATCGGCAAGTTGGTATTGTCGCTCGGATTAAAATTAAGCGCAATCGAATCACTGGCAAGGATCCCGAAATCCTCGTCCCAATCTATGATAGTTATGGATTGGATGATATTGGGTCTTGCGTGAGCTTCCTAATTGAGGAGAAACATTGGGGCGTGGAGAAGGGGGTGGTCTCTGCGAAGGGATTTGGCTTCGCCGGCACTGAAGAGGAACTCATTCATTACATCGAGGAGAAGCACCTTGAACTGGACTTGCGCGACCTAGTGGAAGAGGTCTGGAATGAGATTGAGGAGGCATGTGCGATCAAACGCCAACCCCGTTATCTATGAGAGATATTGAAATATCGTTAGAACGCTGCGTTTCCTATCGACTGTTCGATATTAAAAACAACAAGTGGTTAGAGATGCAGTTCATTGTAGAGTCTGAGTGGAATGGTTTGGTCAAGTTCAGGGCCATAAGTTCTCCGAACCTGACCTTTATTTGTGCGGCGAACCTAAACCCCACCAACTTCACCAATCATTTATTGGGAACGAGGATTGTGATGGCCTCTCCCGAAATGATAGCCCTACTGGTTCCATGATCGGACCCTGGCTTTTGCTCGATTGTCATTACTTGGCGTGGCGCTCCTATCACACCACCGGCGTCTTGTCCTACGGGGACATTCAGACCGGGGTCCTCTTCGGCTTCTTCAAGCAGTTGATTACTCTCAAGCTGCAATTCACGACCGACAAGGTGGCCTTCTGCTTTGAGGCAGGGGAGAGCAAGCGTAAGCTTCTGTTCCCAGGGTATAAGCATCACCGACACTCTAAGCCCATGACGGAAGAGGAGGCTATGCTCATCGGGGCGTTTCATCACCAAATCAGGTTGCTGCGGGAGGAGTATCTGCCCAGGATCGGGTTTGTCAACGTCTTCGCCGAGCGCGGTTATGAGTCAGATGATATCATTGCCTCGATCACTAAAACGCTGCCATGTGAGGAGGAGGCGGTCATCATCAGCAGTGATCGGGACTTTTTCCAACTCCTGCGCGGTAACGTGAGCATGTACGATCCCAAGCAGCGCAAAATGAATACGCTCCAATCTTTTCGGCAGGAGACAGGGCTGGTCCCACCACAATGGGCCAAGGTGCTAGCGATTGCCGGGTGCAAGACGGACGAGGTGCCCGGAATCCCTCGAATTGGGAAGAAAACCGCAATCAAGTACCTAACCGACCGGTTAAAGCCCAATTCCAGCGCGTTTTCGCTCATCAAGCAGGGTTGGGACGGGGTAGTGCTACGCAACAAGCCCCTAGTCCTACTTCCCTTTGCTAAGACGCCGAAATACGTCCTAGCGCCAGATCACATCTCTGAGCAGGGTTGGGGTGAGGTCTGTGCTGAGTTGGGGCTTAGAACCCTGCGAAATAGCATTCCGCTTCTCTCTCGTCTCCGAAGCCCTCATGAACCCATTCCCAAATATCGTCCTCAGCTCGTACCTAGGGCCTGATTCGGAACGTCGGGTCAAGCGATTGAAGTGGCATCTGAAGGCACGCGCCCAACTACATGAACTCTACCCCGATCTTCGGGTGCTGTCGATCTGCTCCGATTACAGTCCGGAGGAAGAGCAGGCGATGAAGGGATGGGATTGCATATTTCTGCCCGAGAGAACCTTGCGGTGGAAGAAGCAGAACCTGGTCTTGAAAGAGCTCTATGCGCGGCGCAGGAATGAAGCAGTCCTGCTGCTTGACGATGATATTGTCCCAGTTGATCGAGAAGGTGGGATGGAAGACTCAACCAAGTATCTCTATGAGCTGCTGGTCAATCCAGGGATCAGCCCAGCCCCTTGCCTTTACTTCATCTGCTATGAAGTGGTCGGGGGATACTATTTCCAAAAGCTGCAAGGGAAGGGTGACTACGTGGCTGCCCCGATGGGCGTTACCGGATGGGGCACCTGGGTGCGGAGTGACCTCGGCGTACTCTTTGAGGAGAAGGATGTGGTTAATCCTGAGGTTGGACCGGCTTTAGATGATACTCCTGTCCTGCGCGCCAAGTGCATGGAGATGGGCAAGCGGGTCCTACGCTGCAATCGGGTCCTGCTGTCCACGTACCAACACAAGGATGAGCAGTCCGCCTGGTTTAAGGATCGGGAGCATCGCAAGCTGATTATCCAGCGCACGCGCGAACATCTGCTGCGCCGCTTCCCATTGCTCTTCTATCGGGATGGGGAGGGGGAGATTAGCTCTGTCACCAAACGGTCTCTGCTTGGTCATCCAGGAGGGGAAGGACAGGTTGGGCAGATTGACACTGCGTTGATCGTGAATAGTCCAATCAGTTTTGATCAAATTGAGGCCCTGACTGGACTGAGTCGGGAGGCGATTAGCTATCACATTTGGCACATCAAAAACCATCACCCTAACTGGGTCCTCGAGCAGGTGGACAATACCTACCAGCTGGTTCCCCAAAAGCAGGTGCATGGACGGGCCAAGCTCTTTGCATGAAACATCCAAGTCACAAAGGATCAGGATTCGAACGATACATCTGCAAGCTGCTTTCCCAATGGTGGACTAAGGGCGAGCGGGATGATGTATTTTGGCGGGCCAGCACCAGTGGGGGTCGGGCTACGATCCGAGGCAGAAAAGGGAAGAAGACCTTCGGCGGGTATGGTGACGTAACGGCCATGGATCCGGCTGGAACCCCGCTTCTCGAGGTCTTCACCATTGAAGCGAAGCGTGGTTACTTTCATGCCCACATCGCCGAGCTATTTGATCACAAGCCACGTCGCAAGCCGGGGCCTTTTGCCTGTTTTGTACAACAGGCAATCAATGCGCACAAAGCCGCCGGATCCAAGGGTTGGATGCTCATTCACCAACGGGACAAGTGCGAGGCGATGGTCTATTTCCCATACTCACTTTGGAAGGAGCTTGGTGGGGTGCCGACGTGTCCGCTCCTTCACCTGCGCTGCATGTTAGCAAATGAAATTGTTTCATTCGTTGGAATGCGCTTCGGGGATTTCTGCATGACGGTGACCCCTTCCCAGGTGAAAGAGTTGGTGTAAATCACGCTCTTGCAGTAGCTTCTGTGGATTGAAATAACTTGCTTTTGAGCGGGTGCTCTGTTAGCTTTCTAACATAGCAGTTCAACATCCACAACCATAAGGAGCACTATGAGAGAGATCAAATTCGTCCGTTCTTACGTCAAGGACGGCATTGAGGTTCAGGTCGCTGAGATCGACCCGGCCAATTCCGCCGAGCAGTATTGGTTGGTCCGATTCAACAGCAACCACTCGCCGGTCAGGACGAGCACTAGCCCGTTGACTAGCTGGTCGAGTGTTAAAAGGATCTTTGCCAAGCAGCAGGTGGCAGGCAAGGAACCGACGGTTGAAGAACACCATTGCGCGATGTTCCTTTAATCCCATGACCGCACCCATCCACACATCCATCTTGGAGAAGCTGCGCAAACTTCTCTCCAAGGCCAAGGGCACGAACAACGAGAACGAGGCGAAGGCATTCTTTGCCAAAGCCTCTGAGCTGATGACCAAGCATGGTATCGAGCAGCATGAGATTGATCAGCACGCCGGGGAGAAGGAGAAGGTCCCCGAGTTCGAACAAATCAACTTGGGCGTCAGGGCGACCAAAACTGAGCGTCCTCCCCACCCACAGGTCCGCCGGGTAATTCGACACTGCTTCAACGTGTTCATTATTCGGGTCAGGGGTTGGGACAATCTTCGGGGCATGGTTTATACCTACTACATGATCGGGACCAAGCAGGACTGCACCTTTGCGGCCTATGCCTTTGAGGTGCTGAGTGAAACGTTCCGTCGATGCTGGAATGAGTTCAGTCGGGTCAACTTCGGCGGGGAGCGTGCGCCAGCGACGGTTTGGAATGGATACCTCGAGGGCTTGGTCTCAGGCTTCAACGCTGCGTGGGACGAGGCGCAGGCCAGGGTCGTGAAGGAAGCGAAGGCGCAGAGCTACGCGCTCATGATCATTGACAAGAGCCAGGCGTTGGAGAAGTTCGTCGATTCCCGAAAGGATATCAAGTCCAGCACGCGGCATTGCCAAGGCATGTCCGCTGAGGCATTTCAACAGGGCTACTTCAAGGGCCGGATGATCAAGGTCAATCTGCCCTTGCACAGCTGATAATAGAAAGGATACATGAAACATAAACAGGATCCAGTGGTTTCGGATACAGCCGAGGTGAAGCGGATGAAAAATGTTACTCCGCGCAAGCCGCACCTAAAAAAGAAGGTACTTGCCCTGCCCGCCCCAAATGGATTTTGGGATGAGGAGGGCGACATGGCGAGCAGCATCACTGCCGGTTATGATGACTCCGTCCGAGCGGCAATTGAGCATCACGTCAAGGTCTTCAAACCTAGTCCTCCCTCGCCGGAAGGCTTCTTCACTTTGAGCTGCGGGGACCATCGACTTTTCATTATGGATGCTCTTGATGGTTCACGTTGGGATGACTTACTGTGCTATGACATGAAGCTGACCTGTTCGGTGCATCTCCGGCGCCAAAATTTGATGCCGAAGGAACGAGTCGATGCAGCGATCGAATTTCTCAAGTCCATTAACTCCACTTTCAAAGATAGCCTATGAAGACAATCGCTCGACACAAACTTCCGGCCCATTTGTGGGATGCCTATGATGTCCTTCAGACAATGCTGGATGATCATTATCGGGTACGAATGCAACAGGGGCGAGAGAATCTTGATCCTCGGACAGACGTGATCACTGGGATTATGTTTGCTTCACTGTCAATGATGAAGCAGCTTGGTCTCAACCTTGAGGAGGTACTGCTTGTGGCAAACGCAGTATCTATTGACCGAGGATGGAAACAGGATTGGGACACAGTGGTAGGAAAACGTCCGCCAGGGGACCTAGGAGATAATTAACGTGATTCACCTTCCCCATTTTGATCTTCGGTGTAGAGTGCTGCTGGCGCTTGCGGTTGCGAACTGCTACCAGCTGTGGATGCTCCTGGTGTACCTCAAGCCTTGGTGCCTCTACACCGAACGTCTTTCCGGTCGGATCACCTGCGTGGCCGTAGTCTCGGGCACCATTCATCCTCCGGCTCTCGTGTTCCACAAGATCTTCTTTGGTCAACCAGTCCAATATCTTTATGAACAGTTCAAAGAAACTTCCGTTCGTCGTTGAAATAGCCCGCCCGGTTGTGCGCGGCAACTGCCAAGTTGCGCAGGAGGCGCAGGAGCGATGGGATTGCGAGCAGAAACTGCAAGCAATGGCCGAGAAGACTTGGCGAGACAAGAGCTTTTGGGATTCACTCCACTTACCCATGCCGAAAGGACCATGCCCAAACATGGCCGAACTTGAAAGGAAACTGAAATATGAAGAAGATCACCCTGCTGTTGATGCTGTTCGCTCTCACCTCGGCCTACTGCGTCGAATCAAAGCGCGTGGATCCGCTGCTGTACGCCGACCCTATCCCAACCAGCATCACTTACCCAATGCTGAATGAGATGGGGGTAAAACCGGAGCAGCGGCACCTCTTCAAGGTGTGTCGCCGCGTACCTCTGGAAATGGGAGGGACGAATGCTCGGGACAATCTCATTGTCTTGTCGGTGCGAGATGCATTTACCAAATCCCTGACTGACCATGTGATCATGGGACGCGTCCAAAAGAACATGATGACTTTTGCTGAAGCGGTCAAGGTCCTAAAGGAATGGAAACCATGACCCGCTTGCATTACATCATCGATAAGGATCATCGCTTCCACGTTGTCGACTTGTTCGCCTGGGCTGAGTGGATGGAGCGGGAGGATCATGCTGCCTTGGTCCGGGTAGCGGAGACCACCTGTGGCCCTTACTGGATCTCGACGATCTTCCTCGGGTTGGACCACAGCTTCGGCGAGGGTCCGCCCGTCCTTTGGGAGACGATGGTCTTTGATCAGAGCAAGCCACAAGAGCATGTCCTACCTCTCGATGGGGAGATGAATCGGTGCGCTGGGGGATGGGAACAAGCTGAGGCCATGCACGCTGAAATGGTCGCACGGGTTGAAGCAGTCCTTGCCCTCGAGCAGCCAAGTACCAATCATTCCTAACCCTTTCCCATGAGCAAGAAACGCAAACTCACCCCACAGGAAAAGCAGTTCGTGAAGGAGGCAGAAGATGCCCACTTCACTGTTCAATACGATGACAAGACTGGGGCCCCGTACGCGACCGGGGCCGATCACAACTCCTCTTGCTTCTCGATGTACGTGGTCGAGGTGCAGGAAGGTTCCGAAGAAGAGGGCTGCGCGACTTACCACCTCGGTTAACTCCTCCTCCCATGCCACCCAACGAAGTCACCAACGTCGATCTCCGATGCACCCGCCGGGACATCGTTCAGGTTGAGCTCATGCACACGCCCAATGATGACGATGTGCTCTACGTCAACGTCAACGGCCAGTGCCGCTGCCGGGTTATTGCCCCGCGCTTTCGCGAGCTAGGGGCAGGAGCGGTCATTACGGTCACTGACACCCGCCGGAAGAAAGGATAGTCCCATGACCTTTACTCAATCTGACCTTTATGCCCTTGAGCTGGCCTGCATCCACGCTCGGGAAGCAACCTTGCACGCTCGGAACGCTGCTCTGTGGGAACGGGCCAAATCTCATGTCGACGGTGCCCCCGATTTGATGGATGAGCACGCGGTGAACACAGGTGAGCTGCGTGGCCTTCGGGACCATATCAAGTTTCTGGAGGACCAAATCAAGAAGGGCCAACCTTGACCAAAGGGATGGTCAGGCTCCTGCAAGCGCTCGCGACCGCCGAAGAGGAAGAGCGGTGGGATGATGCTGAAGTGACCTGCGAGGGGAGGGAGTGCTGGGTTGGACTGCGCCAGACAAACTGGCGCACGGTGAACGCCCTGCTTCGGCTTGTGGCCTTACGTGATGTCTCCGATACCGATTGCGTGCGCTATGCGATCAATGATGTAGGTCAGCTCTTACTTGAGCAATCCGGCGCAGAGGATGAAATTCGCCGGGCCCTGTATTCAGGTCACAACTTCACTATCGAAAATGGCCACGTACGCCGACTGAAAAATCCGGTCCGAACAGCCCAAATCCTAAAGCGCAGAAACCAAAGGCGCTTGACTTCCCCAATCTAAGGGACTAGAGACCCACCCTAGCTACGCAGTGAAAAAGACCCCTTCAAAAGAGACAGATAGGAAGAATAGGCCGCTCTGGCGCTCTACCATTCCAGTCGATGCGTACATTATGGCCCGGGCTGGAATGGAGAATCAGGAAATCTCCGCTGCCCTGCGTGTCAACAACACTACCTTCTCGCTTTGGCAGCGTTTGCACCCGGAACTGGCTTATGCGCTTCAGACCGCCCGGAAGAAGCCGAAGGAAGGGGACGAGACCTTCGAGCAGTACGCCTACACCCAGCTGCCGCCCAAGCTGCAAGAGCTGTGGGACAAGATCGATTACTGGTTTGACCATGCCAATGGCTACGAGAAGATCCGGATGCTGCTCGATGGGCAGTCCTTGCGCGTGCGGCAGTCCCTCTGGCTCCACGCTATCATCAGCAGCAACTTTGATGTGTCGCACGCTTGCCACATGGTCGGGGTGAATCGGGCCGTCCTCAAGCAGTGGGAGGAGGATCCTGACTTCGTCGAGCTGCTGGAGGAGTTGAAGTTCCACAAGGGCAACTTCTATGAGAAGGCGCTGAACGACCTGGTGGTCTTTCGGCATCCGGGGGCAGTGGTCTTTGCCAACAAGACTTTTAACGCGGACCGGGGCTTTGGAGAGAAGCTGGAAGTGAAGGGCGAGATTCAGCACCTGCACGGGTTTGTGATCTCGGTGGATCAGCTCGACCTGACCCTCGAGGAGAAGCTGAAGCTGCTAGAGAAGGTGCAGGCGGCCAAGCTGCTCCAGGCCAAGCCGGTCACACCAGTGCCAGTTGGAGCATGATAATAAGGACACAAGGAGATAATCATGACGGCTTGCGCATGTATGAATTGGGCGAGGATCGATGGGCTGCTGACTAACCATCATCCCAACTGCCCGCATTACAACGACTCGCTCATTGATGTGTGGCGAGTGAGCTATGAAGGGTCCAGCTACGTGGTGGACCGTGAGCCTACCCCTGATCAATTGGGTGAGGGTGAGATAGTCACCAAAGAGAAGATGCATCGCGAGATCTTCGAGAACCTGCCCGAATTCATGGGCTTCTAACCATGCGTAATCCAATCCGATTGATGGTCGCAACGATGATGAGCTTTGCTCACCTGTGGCGCCCGAGGGGACAGGTGGCTGGTCCGGTCATTGGGCATTTGGGCGATGCGCATGAGAAGCCCTTTGAACCGGTGCAGCATGGCGGCCGCCGCCGGGACACCAAGAAGGCCAAGCACCGGCGGCGTGGGAAGGCTGGACTCTATCCGGCGGGGTGCAATCGGTACGCCATCAAGGTCCACCAACGTCAAACCACTGGAGCAAGAGCGCGCCGAGGTCTGCGGGCGCTAAGGAAG